GACGCTACGCTCGGTCTACGCCACCAAGAGCAACGCCATGCGCGCCGCGCGCAGCGAGTTTCGGCGGCTGCTACGCGGCACGGTGACGTTCAATTACACGCTCGCCCGCGGTCGCGCGGATCTCTATCCGGAAATGCATGTCAGCGTGCGTGGCTTCAAACCGGAGATCGATGCGGTCGACTGGATCATCGTCAAGGCCGAGCAAGTCCTTGGTGATTCCGGCTTCATCACCCAGCTGGAACTGGAACACCGCGACGACAAGAAAGACAGGCCGCCGGACAGCGACGACTAGTCGCTGGTCAGCGCCTGCTGATGCGCGAGGATCGCTGCATCCGCGGCAGCGTCGTCCAGCGCGTCCCATACGTAGTACAGCTGTGCCGTATCAGTCAGCTCGGTGCCAACATCCAGCCATCGGACCAGACGGTATTCATGGTACGGGCCTTCGTGATCCGCTAGGACACGCGCAGGCTTGCCATCCGTGGGATGGATTTTTCCAGCATGCGGACCACCGATGAAATGTGCGTGCATCGTTATTCCATGGAAGTGAACGACAGCGAAGCGGACACGTTGATTGTCACCGCTGACTACTTCTTGCGGGCAGCGAGCCACTCCGCGTACTCCGGCACCGCACGTGCCAGCTGCATTTCCAGCCAAATCTTTTCGTCGTCCGATCGCGACAGGCTCCAGAGGCCAAGGAATGACACCATCCGCTTGATGTGATCGTCGGTAGGAGCGTCATCGTGCACGCGGTAGTCATTTGAGCCATCCATCGTCCCGACACCCAAGAGCAACCAGTCCAGGCTGACACCCTTGCGTTTTGCGAGAATAACGCATTCCTCGTAAGGCACCTTGTTGCGCGCGCGCCACCCACTGACCGCACTGGTCCCGAGGCCGAAATACTTGCCCAGTGCGATATCGGTGCGCACGTCAGCCACTTCCTGCATGCGGTCTAGGACCGCATCAGCGTTCAATTCGGCCATGTTATCTCCCTCGTCTTGCGTGAATTCCACATCTCGCGTATTGCAATAACGCAAATTGCGTGTATTCTGCGAATTGTGTGACACATTGAGGCCATCGTAACCCATGCCAGCCATGCGCAAATCCCCTGTTAGCTACGCCCCGCGAGGCGTAACGAAAAAAGCCATCGCGCTGCGGCTGCTCGCCCCCGAGCTGGCCAAACACGAATCCCTTGCGGAACAAAACGGCAGCTCCAGCGCCTCGTTCGCCCGCCAGATGTACCTGCGCGGCGTCAAAAGTTATCAGCGGGCCGCGGCTGTTCCTCACGCGGCTTGCGGAATGAATACGACTTCCGGAGTGAATAACGCATGACTAATGCAGCGCAATATCTTGCGACAACGCATCGCGAGAGCCGCTTCCGCGTTCGCTGCCCGCACTGCGACAGCTTCGCCCGCGCACGCAGCAGCAAACAGCTCACCCCGACCTACCGCGAGGTGCGCTTCGAGTGCACCAACGATGCATGCGGCCACGTCTGGCTGGCCGGGCTGGAAACGCTGCGCACCTTGTGCCCCAGCGAACAGCCCAACCCCGAGATCCACATCCCGCACGCCGTCCCCCTGCCGACCGCGAGCGCCGAACCCGCAGCGCCCGTCGCCGCCGCCGGCTAAGCCGGCTCCACCTGCCTACGGAGAGAGAAACCATGGCACCCAACAAGCTTCACACCGCCGCCATCGGCTACCTGCTCGCCCATCAGAGCGAGCATCTGCATCCCGACCGCCACCGGCTGGTCGGCCGCTGTGCCGACCACCTGATGGAATCCGGCATCAGCCGCGACACCGCCAATACCGTCACGCTGCAGGCGCTCGGCGAAGTGCAGGCACGCGCAACCTCGGCGCACGTCGACATGACCCGCTCGACCAGTTACGCGGTGTTCGTCGTCGACCCTGTCAGCAAGAAAACCGTCTGCTTTACCGCAGCCGACTTGGTACGCATTGCGCGCGAACAGACGCGCTCGGCCGCGACATCTGTCGCCACCCAACACTGAGCGCATCACCATGCTTTTTATTGCACCTGGCGACGCTGTCGCCATGCCCCGTAGTCGCCGCAGCGAGCATCGCAGTGCCCCGGCCGATTTCATCGCCACCGCCCAGCGCGGCGAGCTGGTCAATGCAGCGCGACCACTGCCAGAGCCGTGCTTCGAGGATTCACTCGCCGGGCAAGTGCTGTTCCTCGCCATCATGCTGATCAGCCTCCTGGTCGCCGCTTGGCAACTTGGGTGTCCGGCATGAACGCAGTCATCAGCCTGGACAGCCGCCGCCAAGCGTCCACGCCAGCGCCGGCCGCGCTGCCGGTGATCACACCCAGCGATCGCATCTTGCGCATGCCGATGGTGCGTGAGCGCGTTGGCCTGTCCAAGCACACCATCTACCGCCGCATCCTCGCCCGTGAATTTCCCGCACAGGTATCACTCGGCGGCACGTCGGTCGGATGGCGCGAGAGCGACATCAACGCATGGATCGCCGGCGTCTGGCAGGGCGGTGCGGCATGAGTCTGCCCGAGCCGAGAGCCTGCACCGCCTGCGCGTCATACGTGCGCCTCGGCAAGCTCCATCTGTGCACCCTTCCGATCGAGGCTTTCGGTGGCCTGCTCGACAGCGAGCCGAGCGACGACGACATCCACGCCGACGAAGCCGAACACATCGGCACGTTCTGCGACCTCGTACGCCGCCAGGGTGAAATCTGCGGCCCCGCCGGCAAGCTGTGGGAGACGGTCAGCGCATGAACCCATCCCTCCACGCCGACGTCACCCGCCTGCTGCTGCAGGAGTTCGATCTCAAGACCAAGGGCACCTGGCTGCGCGAGGGCCGCTGCCCGAACTGCCAGAAAAAGGAGCTGTTCACCAACGCCGAACACCCCTGGGTGATCAAGTGCGGCCGCGAGAGCAAGTGCGCATGGGAGCGCCACGTCAAAGAGCTGTATCCGGATCTGTTCGAGAACTGGTCCGACCGCTACAAGGTCACGGAGACCAACCCTAACGCCTCGGCCGATGCGTACCTCACGCATATGCGCGGCTTCGATATCGCGCGCCTCAAGGGCTGCTACACGCAGGAGAGCTACGTCGACCGCGAGCTTGACGCCAGTACGGCGACGGTGCGCTTCCCGCTTCCCGGTGGAGGCTACTGGGAACGTCTGATCGATCGCCCGCAACGGTTCGGCAAGAAGAAGGCCCGCTTCAACTACGGCAGCAAGCATGCCGGCTACTGGTGGACACCGCCCGGTCTGGATCTGTCGACCGTTGATGAAGTATGGCTGGTCGAGGGCATCTTCGACGCAATAGCGTTGTGGATGCACGGCGTAGATGCAGTGGCCCTGCTCAGCTGCAACAACTGGCCGGAACATGCGCTCGCCGAGCTGGCCAAGCAGCGCGCGGGTGATCGCCCGACGCTGGTATGGGCACTCGACACCGACGGCAGCGACGGTGACGGCGCTGGCCAGCGCTACATCCGCAAGTGGGTCAAGCAGGCGCGCGCACTGGCATGGGACTGCAAAGCAGCGCAGATCAAGCAGGACGGCCGCAGCAAGATCGACTGGAACGATCTGCACCAGCGCGACCGCCTGTCGGTCGCCGACCGCAAGGGCTACTTGCATGAAGGCGCCTTGCTGATCGCCCGAACCGCCAGCGCCAAAGCCATGCTGATCTACAACGAGGCAGGCCGCTCGCAGTTCCCGTTCGAGTTCGGCAACAGGCTGTATTGGTTCCAGCTCGACTTCAAGAAATACGCCAAGGTGATGGCTGAGCTGCAGGACAAGGATAAAGGCCTCGGCGACGACGAGATCAAAGAACAGGCGCTGGCCGAGTGCAACGCGGTCTACCAGATCTGCACCGGCTACCCGCGCGTGCTGTATTTCCAGCGCAACGACATCACCGACGAGTCTTGGTACTACTTTCGCGTCAATCGGCCAGGCGACCAGCCGGCGGTGAAAAACACATTCACCGGTAGCCAGATCATGGCGGCGGCCGAGTTCGGCAAGCGCATGGCCAGCATCGCGGCCGGCTGCTTTTTCACCGGCACGTCTGAGCAGTTGATGCATCTGCTGCGCGACCAGACGCCGGAGACCGGCATCAAGCACGTCGAGACGATGGACTTCATCGGCTACAGCAAAGATCACGGCGCGTACGTGTTCGGCGATGTGGCGGTGAAGGATGGCAACCTCTACGAGCTCAACAGCGAGGACTACTTCGAGATCGGCCGGCTCAACATCAAGAGCCTGCTGCAGTCGATGCGCTTGCAGATCAACACCGCCAGCGCCGACTACTCCGACGCGTGGTTCGGCCACCTTTGGACCGCGTTCGGCGTGAAGGGCGTGATCTCGCTGGCGTTCTGGCTGGGCAGTTTGTTCGCCGAGCAGATCCGCACGACCGACAAGTCGTTCCCGTTCCTCGAGCTGATCGGCGAGGCCGGCTCCGGCAAGTCCACGCTGATCGAGTTCCTCTGGAAGCTGTGCGGCCGTCCGGACCATGAAGGCATGGACCCGACCAAGTCCACCCTCGCCGGCCGCACGCGCACCTTCGGCCAGGTCGGCAACCTGCCGATGGTGATGATCGAGGCCGACCGCAGCGCCGGCAACGACCGCATGAACGTCAAGCAGTTCGACTGGGACGAACTGAAAACGCTTTACAACGGCCGCATCGGCCGCGCACGTGGCCACAAGAGCGCCGGCAACGAAACCTACGAGCCACCGTTCCGCGGCACCGTGGTGATCAGCCAGAACGCGGTGGTGGACGCCAGCGACGCAGTCTTGCAGCGCATCGTGCACATCAACCTCGACAAGAGCGGCCACACGCTCGAGGGCAGCATCGCCGGCAAGGCGCTGGAGACCATGCCGGTCGAGAACGTCAGCGGCTTCATTCTGGCCGCGGTGCGTCGCGAGAAAAAGATCATGGCCACGCTGGCGGAATACACCGCCACCTACGAGGCGATGTTCAAGGCCCACCCCAACCTCAAGAGCGTGCGCATCTGCAAGAACCACGCGCAGGTGATGGCCATGATCGACGCGCTCGAGCACGTCGTACCGATCACTGCCCACCA